GTGATGATTCTCTTTATAACCCGATATGTCTAAAGGATTATTTTTTCTATTAGATATAATGCTGTTATACCATCTTGTATATTTGTTATTCTTAAACATACAAGTATTTATCAAACTTTGGATCAAAGCCGCCTGTGACTAATACTACTTTGTTCATGTAGTTATTTATGTACGCAGTTTATTACAAGAATTTTATCTGATACATAGTATGTTTCTTGCCAGAATGTACTGTATCTACAATCTCAAAATCACAATCTTGTTTATCTAATTTACCATTACGGATATCTACAATAATTTTACTATTACTTGTTGTATGTTTTTTAATTAGGTTAGCATATGTTCCTAACGGATAGTGAAAGCCACAGCTCATTATACTGTATACAATATCAAATTTAACATTAGCGTCTACTTGAATATCTGCTGCATTAATAAAGGTATAATTTAAATTTCTTTGAGAATATGACTCTTTTAATGTGTCTAGTTTATTATAAAATTTAAAAGAATCTGTAGCACCATAATTAGTATCTCTGTTCTTGTTTGCAGTGTTGTCAAAGTCTCCGTCTAATAAAAACAAATTAGAATTATATTTCTTTTGGAACATTTCTGATTCTATTGCTAATCCGCATCCGATATCTAATATAGATACTGGGTTACTATTAATATAACTATCCAATGCATTGAATACTATAGTTTTATTTTTAGCATGCTCTTTGCTAGCCCATGCATCTAACCAATTTGTCATATATTTTCCTTATACTTTTTATATATACCTAAGTACTTATCAGTAGTTTTTTGTTCGCCTTTTAGAGTTAAGAATACACTGTTACTTTTATTCTTACCAATGCTCATCCAAGTTCTAGGTAATACTTGATAATTACATTTGTCTGCTAGGGCGTTTAACACTAATTGATCGCGGCCCCACTTCCAGTCGTCTACTGGAATGCTGCATAGTTCTTTTATATACTCTTCTCTAAATCCAGTGTCATGAAATACTACAAACCCAGCTAGCCACCTAGCTTCCTTAGGGTGTTGTAGTATGTGCTGTTTTGAAAATAGTCTAGAAAATTCAATATCATTTATAGTTCTAGTGCAAATGCTATCTGCATCTATCATTATTACTTTTTCGTTTTTTCTAAATTTACTATCGGCTGCAACAAATCTAGCACTTTGTAGATAAGCTATTTTAGATTCGTCGTTTAAAAATTCTCTTGTTTCAGTAGTAATACTTACGTTAGCAAGAGAATTCTCAACTGTTGGATTTACAATGTGACAATGTAAAGATAATTGCGGGTTATGTCGATGAATACTATTTAATAATGGCACAGCCCAGTCATCATAATATGCTTGATCGCATCCTATGAGAATATTATAAAGAGGCATCTTCCATTCCTGCAACTCTAAGTTTTACAACATTAGTAATCTGCCATTGTTTTTGATCGAGTCCTTTTAGTAAACCTAACCATTTGTTACGCATTAGTGCAAACTCGTTGATAATCTTTTCGTAGTCAACAACATCTGCCTCACCGTCTACGTATTTTTCAACGTCACGACTGCTTAATGCTCGTTGATAGTTTTCGAGGTATTTCTTAAAATACGAACTACGCAATCTACGTAGTTCGATATTTAAATAGTTGAGGATTGCTTCGATCTCTTGGAGTTGATTAAAGCGTTGTTCAACAATGCCTGGCATTTCAGCCGCAGCACGTTCTACATTACCTTTGAGTTTGACCTCATGTTTTGCAGACAACAGTTCGTTTTCATAATGCGCTACTGCATCAGGAATTTTAGAAATGTCACGCGATACGATTGAATACCAGCCCATTATTAATCCTCATCTTCCCATGAATCGTCATCAGCAAAATTTTCTTCGTCGATATCTAAGAAGTAATTAATTGCACCGTCTAGCACCGCATCAGAACCTAGTGTATTAGTTAGGGTGTCATCTGCTACGCCGTAGTCAGCTAGCAAATCAACAAACCGCTCTGCTGCAAGTTCATGATTCTTTTTATCAATGTACTCTTTAAATAAAGTCCACACTTCTACAATTTGACTCTCGTCCATAGATTATTCCTCAAAAGTTTCTTCGATTAAATCAGCTGTATCTTCAACAACTTCACCGGTATTTACCACAGTAGCTGTTTTTTCTTTGTACTCTGACATAATCATTTCAAGTTTAGGACCATTCCATTGCTTACGATAATCGATATGCTCGACACCAGCTAAGTCAACATACTTGAGTCGATTGCCTTGCTTAACCAATAAGTTTTTCTTCTCAAACAATTCAACTAAACCAGAGTAAGGATTCATACCAGTTTCATAAGGAATCTTAACCTGCACACCTTCAAACGGTTTTGCATAGCGTGTCTTCATTACTTTACAACCTGCACGGATACCCATAACTTCTGTGATCTTATTGCCGTCTTCGTCTTCTTTTAACTTCATCTTTTTCATTGCAACAACAATACTTGATGCATAGATAAAGCCACTACCGCCTGAGATCTTATCATCTGGGTCAAACATGTCCTGCGATGCATATGTGTGGTTAGTACAAACTAGTCCAACATTGTAGCTGCCGATCATGTTTACAGTGTTACGAACTAATGAAGTAAGTGCTTTAGGCTTACGACCCATATCGCCCTTCATATCACCCTTTTGGAACTGATCGACGTCAGTAGGTGTTAGTAACATACCCAAGCTGTCAATAACAAACAATACTTTAGGACGATCTTCTTCGTTCATTGCTTTGTAGTCAATCATGAAAGTTGAGATAGTTTTTGCTACGTCATCAATCATTGCCATATTAAGTTTAAGCAATTTGTCTTCGCCAGTCTGCACACCTAGTGCATGCAACCAGCTTTCGTCAAGTGCATTCTCTGAGTCAACTAGGACTACATAGATACCTTGCTCTTGTGCGTTCTTTACAATGTTGCCACTGCAAAAATACGACTTGCCTGCACCTGATTCGCCTGCGAATACAGTTACTTTACCCAACGGAACACCTTTGTTAAAGTCTCCTGAAATAAGCAAGTTTAATGCGTATGATCCTGTTGAAATCCAATCAGTAGGATCGTTAAATCCAGCACTCACGCCTGAGATACTTTTAGTCAAGTCCTTACGGAACTTACTAACATCAAATGATTTAGCCATTATTTCTCCTATTTAAAGCCAAGATAACTAGGGCGTATGCTTATAGCACAGAGGCCCCAGCCGTGTTGTTTATTAAGCCTGCTGTTGACGTGCGCGGATCATCGCTAGGATGTCGCCTGCACCACCAGTTGCTGCCGGGGCAGGTGCTGCTTGTGCTACTGGAGCAGGTGCTGCTTGTGCTACTGGAGCAGGTGCTGCTTGTGCTACTGGAGCAGGTGCTGCTTGTGCTACTGGAGCACTTTGGCTAGTTGCAGTTGCACCCACACTTGCGGCTTTCATAGGATCGCCTGTGCGAGCTTGCATACCGCTTGGTCGGAAGTATTGGCTCCAACGATCTGCATCATATGCTTCACCATCTACTGATGCTTCAAACATTTCTTTCATCACTTTAATAGCAACGTCGTCTGGCTTCTTAGGAAGGAAGTCATTCATGTTATACAATCCATGAGTCTGAACTGCTAACATTTCTGCATCATTCAGCGGACGATCTCTACGTGCCCAAGTGCTTGTACCATAGTCTGCGTATCCACCTTTAGACGTTTTGTTAAGACGGAAGTCTACGCCGGCAGTATAGTCTGTTGGTAATTCTTCCATGTCTGGATCCATTAATGCTGCTTTAATGATCTGGAAGATCTGAGGACCAATGATGAATCGTCGAATTGGATTTTCTGGCTTTTCTTCTTGCAAGGGATTTTCTGTTACAAACCCTTGGAAAATGTAAGAACGTTTTTTCCAGTACTTACGACCCATATCTTCTAATGAAGCGTCCTTAAACCAGCCGCGAACTTCCTGTAGAATAGGACATGCTTCGCCGTACATTTCCATACATGGAACTTGTACTTGTACAGGGCGTGAATCAGTTTCACCTTTAATGCCTGCAAATGGAAGTTTAATAATCAAACGCTCTTTCCAGAAGAAAGTGTTTTCAGTGTCGCCATCTGGAAGGAAACGCATCGTTGCCGATTCGCCTTCTTTAATATTCCAAAATGGGTAAATTGCGTTATCACCGCCGCCTTGGGTATTATTGCCCCCTGTGCGTGATTCTTGCTCTTTGAGCTTTGCTCGGATTTCTGCTAATGATGCCATAGTTAATGCCTCCTAAAATGTTGCCTATGTGCAGTAGCGTTATTGCTACTAGTGCCTTAAAGTGTATAGCACAGTTACTACTATACACTGATATTTAGCAGACGTCAAGTGATATCTGCTGAATTTTTGAATTTATTTTATATGCCTGATAGTCTACGGATACTGTTTAGTTCGTCGTCTTGTTCGACTGTTGGTTCCATCATAGTTCCAGCAGTTGGTTCATCAAACTCAATTTCCTGTATTGCAGGGCCTGCATTAAGTTCTTCGTACTTTGCATTGATTGCTTCGATAAACGCTTTAGCCGGGTTAATGTATTGTTCGCCGTAGTCTTTTTCTATTGCTGTTAATATTGCTGTTTCGCCTTTTGGAAACTGTCCTGTTTCACGATCGAACATGCTAAGGATGTATTCAGTCACTGGTGTCTTTTGTTCTTTTTCAAGTGTAATTTCATCACCGTCGGGGCCGTCAATCTTGTCGCCTTTTTTCTTGCCGTTCATTTTGGCCTTTTGCACTGCTTGTGCATATGCATTGCCTTCTTCAAAATCATCATCTTTAGATTCTGCAAACTGTCCCATCATTTCTTCAAATGCATTATTAATATCTGATTCATACGCTTTAACTCCGCCAGGTGACACTTCTGTGCCAACTCCAGAGACAGTATCAGCCTCACCTAGTAAATCTTCAGCTGTTAGTTCTTTTGCTCTTGTTGCTTCACTTACTAGTTTGTAGATGTATGGAAACACATCTGATAGTTCTTCGTTAAACTGTTTGATAGTTAATTGATCAATCCAGTTTTCTTTAACATCTGCAGGAACATCTTCCATAACTGCTACTTCAAAAGAACCAAATGCTTCTGCATAGTAGTTTGGTTTTTGTAGACTTTCGATAGTCTTTTTAACTGACTTAATACGATCGTTTACTACACTAGTATACCCAGCTAAACTTTCTGCCATTACAGCACTGCGGCCCATGTAAGATTTAAACTTGCGGAGTTTATTCATTTCTTCTGATAAGCCAACAATGTGTGTACCAAAGTCATCAAATGGTTTGCCGCCTTCTGCTACGTGACGTGCCATTGCTCTTGCACCACTTAGATGCTTAAATGGATATATGAAGCGCTCGCCGTCTGCGCTTTCAATATATATCTTTCCAATACTGCGTGTGCGGCCACCTGCAAGTTCTGTGTTAACACTTTCAGTATGTTTAACTACTATTCTTGCTCCATCAACCTTTTGATAGCTCACACGGTTTGTTCCGTACATCTTTGATTCACTCATTGTTTCTTCTCCGCGATTTTGTGCTAAAAATTTATAATCTCTTTTGTCGAGGTTTGACTTGTTTATGTTACGAGTGTCAAACGTCATTAATCTTTTCTTGCTAAACTGTCTAATTTCCTTTAGAAAATTGTACCAATTTTGTTTTGTAATTTCGTCTTGTTCTGAAACAAAACTATCACTGTACATAATTTCAACACTTTTTTCAGATAAACTTATGCTAATTTTTCCTAAGTTTGCAGCACCTTCTTTGTAATCAAAATCAAAGAATCGTGCATCTGTAGGAACGTTAGTAACTTTGCCTTCGCCGTCACCTAACGTAACACTTGGAAACCGTCCACGTATTTTATTAAAAAGTTCTTCTGCTATTAGATCTAAATTTTTCATTGTAATATATTTATCAATAGTTTGTGCTTATGAAGATTGGCATTGGTGCATCGTAATCTTCCATATTTTCAGCTTGTGTAAACGTGTTATAGATTCTAGGATCCCAGTCTTTTAATACTGCCATCATTCTTATTGCTAATAGCGTAGCACTAATTAAATCATCACTTCGACCAGCCTTTGCTTGATAACTACTACCAGTTGCCACAAAGTTTTTAAGCTCAGATATAAATGGCTTACTGTGCAAAATCATTTTATCATTTTCAATCATAGTTTTAAGTCTACTACAAGCAGTAATTTTACTGCCGTGTGTAGTATTAAAACCTTTACGGAATTTCCTGACGTGTCCTTTTCTGATTGGTTCGCTCACAAATAGACCTGGAATATTCTCTTCACCAAAATCGTTTATAACGAGAAGTGCTGCTTCGCCGATACCGTTGTTTTCAACACTCCAGTAAATTCCGTTCTGGTTCCCTGTTTCTTGTGCAAGATACTTACAGATATCTGCAAGCACTCGTACCTGCCCGGGAATAGCAGTGGTGTTATGTTGCCATTCTGCAACTTGTTCATAACTTGGTAATTCAAATACTTGTATTGCAGCATTGTCGCCACCTGTGCCCATACTCGGATCAAGTGCTACTGCATACGTATATTGGCTTGTAGGTTTCTTATACCAGCGTGTTTGTCCCATATTAACTAGCGGAGTATCACCTGCCATGGTAGCAAGTTTAATGCTGCTAACAAGTGTTTCGTCAAATACTAGGAATTCACAGTCGTATTCACGACGGAATCGTTCTTCGCCGATACGTCCTAGTTCTTCCTGTTTCCATTTTTCATCTCTATCTGGATGTTCTGTCCAATAACTACGGAAGCTGTGGAAGCCGTTAATTCCTAATTCTTGTTCATTGCCGTGCTCGTCAAACTTATCTTCTGCCTGTTTCCAAATAGTAGCAAATGTATCTTCATCTGAGTTTGGTGTGCTTGTAAGAATAGCACGGCCACCAGTTGCTAGTGTAGGAGATATTGATGTCCAAAAGTCTGTAGCTACGTTAGGTTGTACAAACGCAAACTCGTCGCAATATAGTAGTGAAATACTCATACCACGTCCTGTGTTGCCTGTTGTAGTAGCACTAACAATACGACTTCCATTTTCAAATTCGATTGAGCCTTTGTTGTAGTTAGTAACACCTGCTCTAATGTGATCTGGGCATAACTCATAAATGTAACGGATGCGCTGCATAATCTCTTGCGCACCTGTGTACTTGTGTGCAGCAATAAGGATTGTTTGATCGGGTACAAACATTGCATACCATGCTAAGTAGATTGCCGCACATGTAGTCTTGCCTGTTTGACGAGGTAACATGTTGATATTAAAGCGAAAATTATGATAACTTTGTAACAAGCGTTCTTGATACTCATACGGATCAAATAGCAACTTGCCTTTTACTGGATGTTGTATGTATGCAAACTTACGAGCAAAATACAAATAGCCGTCTACAGGATCCATACACTTAAAAAGGTCAGCAATCTGCGCTTCAGTAAACGTTTCCTGCCTGTTTGCTTTTTTAATTAATACGCCGTCTAATGATTTTGCCATACGTTTATTTAACCTATTTTATCACTGTAATATCCGATGTCGAAGCGCAGATCAAATAGCTTGCGTCTATCTTGTTGGATTAAAATATGCGTAGGAGCAGCATGTTTGCCGTATCTAGGCTCGCTCCATAACCATTCATATTGCAAACTAGTATCTAGCTTACTACAAAGTTTCTTTAACCGTCTACGATTATAGTTGGGCACAATGTAAACAATTGCTTGGTTATTTTCTAAGTGTTCCCACTTCCCACACCATCGTGTAACTTTAATTTCGCCCTTTTTCCACGCTGCTGCGCTCCAAGGACAAACAGGCTTTATACTATCAAAGTATGCTGTCCAATTAATATCGTCTTTTACCATATAACTATTTACTCAAGCAAATAGGCCCCGAATGACCTATTTGGTTAGTACATCTAATTACTAAGACTTACTATTTTTACTTGCCGCGGCCACGTCCAGCCATTAACTTGTCTTTACCACGTCCGGCCATTACTTTACCACGACCTTCAGCAGTTTTTGTATCTTCAACTTTCTTTTTACCACGTCCACGTCCGGCCATTACTTTACCACGACCTTCAGCAGTTTTTGTATCTTCAACTTTCTTTTTACCGCGGCCACGGCCTTCAGTAGTTTTCTTCTCAGTCAAAGCTGCCCAAAGTTGAGTTTTAATTGATTCAACTGCCATTGCGTTGTCACCGTCTTGTGCTTTAGCATATGCTTTCTTAGGACGGTTAAGACCACCAGCTAAGTCATTGAGCATATAATTAGCATCTTTATATTCTTCGTCTGGACTGTTGTCCCA